GGCTTTAGCTTCAACAGTCTTAACAGCTTGTGTAGCCATAGGAAACTTAGCTTCACGGGCTTGCAACTCTTTAGGCGCCAAAGGCGTCGTAGTTGGGCCACCTGGGATTGCCTCAAGCGTTTTCTTATCGGCAGACATACGATAGCCAGCAGGGATCGTACCTTGTGTAAGACCTTTACGAGCGACTTCAAGATGACCGCTTGCAATACCTTCGGTAGTCTTGTTATGACGTTGTGTTTCGGCTAATCTAGCACGTTCATCTACTTTCATGCCTAAATCAGTAAAATACGCTTTACGTTGATCAGGCTTCATAACAGATACAGCTTGCCATGTTGCTTGTGCTTGTTGAGGTGTTACTTCGCCTTTTAATACGCCATCTTCTAAATGCGCTTTGATGTTGTTATCTGAAGGGTTAAAAGACAAATCGGCCATTTTTTGTTTGGCGTAGTCATAAGTTTTTTGGTCAACTTCAACGTTAGTTTTTTTAATTTCGCCTTGAAGTTTTTGTCCTTGTAAAGCGTCTGTCCGAAGTTTTAACGCCGTTGCAGGGTCAATTGCCGCAACTTGTTTAAAACCTTCAGGCGTACCAATATCAATACCTTGTGAATATAAATCACGCAGCTTATTTTGCGTATCAATAGAACGATTCATTTCGTTATATTTCATCGCTTCGTTCATCATTCCCAATTGATTTATTGGTGACTCTAATTGAACGCCTTTGGCTTGAAGGGGAATACTTGGATCAATTGGCATAGCTATTCCTTAATAATTTAACCCAGGGCCATAATAGCCTTGTTCAGCAGTCGCCATAGGGAGATTAGTATTTGTAGGGCTGTTGTACGCAGAGCGGTTAATCAATTGATTCATTTGATATGCGCCGACGCCTTGACCAATAGCATTGGTATAAGCATTAGCAGAACCAATCTGACCTGCGGCTTGAGCATTAGCAGCGCCTGTAGTTAACGCCGCATTAGCCGCGGTGTTAGCCCCAATGTTAGATGCTTGACCCGCCGCCGCAGCTTGACCTTGACCGCTTAAAAATTGCAATGGATTTAATCTATTAGCACGATTTATTTGATAACGGTTAAATGCGTTTGTATATTCTTGTGAACCTAATTCTTGACCATAGTTTTGCGCGGCTTTAAGCGCGTTACCAGAAATCAAACCACCTCTAGCGGCGGCGCTTGCGTTAAGCGCTTTATTGCCTTCAGATAATCTAAATGCATAGCCTGGATCCATTCCAGCATATAAGTCAGCCGCAGTAAAGTTTTTAGTAAATTCACCGCCTGGTTGAGTCATAGCAGATAATTGATTTACGGCAGTTTCGCCCGCCGCACGATATGGCGCGCTAAGTTCAGCTTGTTGTTGAAGCGCTGCATTATTGGCTGCGGTGGCGTTATTTGCGGCATCTGCTTGAGTTTGTGCAGCGCTTTGGGACGCTTTTGACGACATATACGCGCCGCCAAGTATGGCTGCACCTCCAACGACTGCTGCTGTTATTCCGCCTGCCATATTAATTCTCCCTATTACTAAACCCAAATCCATCGCCTAAAAGCATTTTAACGCTATTATTTAATGGTTCAGTATCAATTTGTTGTTTTCTACGCTCTAAAGCCAATGGATTAGACATTAACCCACATTCAGGAATAATGTACAACCGTTCTTCAATTGTTTCAATATCAGTACAATCATCTGGATTATCATAAATATCAACCCAAATAAGTTCTTCATCAAATACGCGTCCTACACGCTTAATACCAGCAGGAGCGTCAAACTCTAGTGGCGCCATCAACGTATGAATTTCATCGTCAATGTTAACTGCGATTGTACCTTTTTCAAGCTTGACTTTGTAAGGTGTTTTATGTTCAGCCCCAACAATTACTGACCAAGGCGGTGCAATCATAGTACGAATATATTTACCAGGCTCAAAATCATGCAAAAACTTTACGTCTGCTTGGGGCATTTGCAATAACGCTTCTTGCAAACGCTCTACTTTTTCACGCAAAGGAATATCTATTTCTGTAGATGGGGCGACAATTAACTCCATATTACGTAGCCTGCGTTTGTGCAGTTAAAATGCCATTAACAAAGGTCATACTGCCATTAGCGCCTAAAGCGGTTAATTTAGCCGTTGTAATTGTTACAGACAGTCCACTACCTAAGCCTAAATTAGTTCTAGCCCCCGCAGCCGTAGTTGCACCTGTACCGCCATTGGCAAGAGCTAAAGTGCCTGCAAGCGATACGGCGCCTGTTGTTGGGCTAGTTGGGGTTAACCCTGTAGATCCACCACTAAATGAAGTAACGCCTGTATTGGCTATGGTTACGGCGCCTGTAGCAGCGCTGACTGATATACCTGAGCCAGCAGCCATTGAAGTAACGCCTGTATTGGCAATAGCGATAGTGCCATGACCATTGGTTACACCGATGCCAGTGCCGGGTGTTAATGTGTTTTTATCTAGGGTATTCCCTACGCTATTACCAATCAGCAATTGACCATCGGTATAGCTTGTTTGACCTGTGCCACCACGATTGACAGTAAGACCACCATCACCACCGCTGCCGGTAAAAATAAATAGATTGTATAGAAAACGATACCAAGCAGGCGTAATATCACCTGTATTTTCATCTAGAAACGGTGTTCTAGGCGCGGGGATCTTGGTAATGTCTGTATTAGCCATTATCTACCTGTAGCACTTAGTATTAAATTAGCGCCTGTAATAATGATTTTTACTGGATCAGTACCAGACAATTCATAGACTCGATCACGCAACTTAAGAGTCATGCCAAGACGACGCCAAAACGCTCTATAGCCATATTGACCAATTTTGCCCATTGAAGTCCAATGTTCATTTGACCAAGTGTGGCCACCATCATCTGACCATCGAAGCATAGCTTGAGGATTATAACCAGCCGCAGCAGCGTATGTATTTGTTGTTAAATACATAGGTGGCACAAAAGGTACAGGGTAGTCAGGTTGATTAGCTATTAATTCAAAACCATCATTACTTTCTGTAGTTAACTCAATCCCAGTTTCGGTAGAAACAATTTTTTGTGCATATTCAGCAATAAGTTCTAAACCATTTTCGGTAGCTAAATCTTGTGCTTCATAGGCTGGATAGTCAGATAAACCTACGCCTGATTCGCACAAAAGTTGTAAACCGTGTTGAGCCGTACGCAATGTAGTGTTTTGATTTTCAGGAATAGGACGCCATGATCGTAACCATTTTTGGCTAACACCATTATCTTCATAAACGTTTAAATCAAAAGTATATAAATTGCCGTTTTCATAGTCGCCTACAATAGTTTGGCTATTAAAACTCATTTGGCATTGACTACGATGGCGTACAAATTCACCATTTACAAATCCTGCACGTTCATGCCAAGCGCCTGTAGATACGTCATACGCCCAAGTCTTGCCAACAGTCGGAAACGCTATTACATAGAACGCGTGGCCTTCTTGCTGATAAGTGTAAGCAACCGCATCAGAAACGTCGCCATAGTTCTGTATAGCAAACTCTATGGCATGAGTAGATATACGCTTGCCTGTGTAACCTTGGTTGCGGTATACGATGCCATATCCTCGTGGGTCTTGCCCAAGCCAAAACAAACTGTTATCTAGTTTGCAAATAGATGACTTGGCAATACAACCGATTTCGTTATAAGCACCTTGAATTGGAGCTAATGGAAACGGCGTTGTGGCCGCGTCATACCAAACTTCAGTTGTGCCTGTGCCAAATACCCATACTTCACGGTTATTTGATACTACGGCTACTACGTTATCAGGCGTACTCTCAGCAGCCGCAAACGCTAATGGATCAATAGCAGTGCCATCAAAAATGCCTGTTACCCAAAGAATTTGTGTGCCTGGTTGATTAAAACAAAAATAGCCATCAATGTAACAGACTGTTTCTGCTCCATAAAAGTCAGAATCAGTAATTTCAACAAAGGTATTGGTTGTTTCGGTGTAAACATAAGCCCTAGCACCACAAGCAATAAACAGTTGCGTACCATTATCAGCAATAGATACAGGGCCTGTACCGCTGATATTGCCTAATTTTGTAGCAGTATAGTCAGGTAAAATTTTATAAAATTCATTACCAGATGCTACATAAGCATCTAGTCCATTACTTAAATGCGTCCAAAGCCCACGGATGGGGCCAGTACCGATGGTAGCTACTTTACGCAAACCAGGAGCGCGGTTAAGAAAACCCCCTGTATAACCACCTTCAGGGGTAGCTTCAGGAAATAAATTAATCATACGGTTATCCGCAGCGTTAACGCTACGAGCAACGTACGCTTGTCCTAAAATCGGCGTTAGCATACTAACTCTTTATTAGACATAAGACGGATACCATTTAGTCGTAGTGACATCATAGGTAAAGGTTAACGCTTTGCTAACTACAGCAGTTCCTAAAATAGCAATATTGCCTGCAGCTGTCCAAGTAAAAGCGCCCGTAGGAATAACAGTAATTGTGCCGCCACCAGTTGAAATAGGTGCAGGAGCGGTAATTGTAACAACGGCGGCGGTACCAGAAATAAAAGTAATTGGTGCTGTGGGTGCAATTGTAGCCGCAGAAGCAATCGTAGGCGCTGCTGCTGTAGTAGCAACTAAACCTGAATACTTAACATTAGTAAAAGTAGGGCTACCTGTACAGCTAGTTAAATCACCGCTTGCAGGCGTTCCTAATACAGGAGTTACTAATGTAGGGCTTGTAGCAAACACCAAAGCACCGCTACCTGTTTCGTCTGTTACAGCGGTGGCTAAGTTAGCCGAGGAAGGCGTAGCTAAGAAAGCAGCTACGCTTGCGCCTAATCCGCTAATACCAGTAGCTACAGGCAATCCTGTGCAATTGGTTAATGTACCAGATGCAGGTGTACCAAGAGTAGGGGTAACTAAAGCACTATTAGTAAACAAAGCTGTCATAGAAAGTTGTTTAGTTGTGCTAGTAGACGCTTGCACAATTGGCAACACGTCAGCCCCAGCTTGGGAAGTTGCAACAGGTAAAGCTGAAATAGCAATCGTAGCCATGATTTATCCTTAATAATTTCCTGCA